CTGGTGCACTCTCTAGTCCAGACAGTGCTTGGATGGTTCTTGTGTGTGCTTTTGTACACTGCACGATCGCTGTTGTACTCGTGGTGAGCCGTGGAGAGCATTTGTGCGCTCTCTAGGATCATCTTCACCACATGCTTGTCGCATTGCTGTTGTGCTGCCCGTGTTGGGCACTTGTCCAGATAGAATATGTTCATACCTCAAATGCTCCTGTGATGTCTGTGTCTATCAAGTCTGCCAGCTCCTGCTCTGCTGTGTCCAGTATGTCGTGTGCGTATTGTTTCGCCTCGTCCTCTGACGTAGCAGACACGATCATCTCTACAGTCACCACATACTCTACCGGCTCGCTATCGTCCGGCTCGTGCAGCTCGTGAACTGCTCTAGCGTCTGCACGTTCTCGTGCTGTGTCAATGTCGCCTATGATGGCGGTGCCTAGTGTCTCGAATAAATCCATTGTCTCACGCTCCTGTTGTTATGCGTTGTTGATATTCTCTATCAGTTCTTCGATCTCGTCAATATGGTTTTGTAGTATTTGCCATTCTAACTCGTCTCGCGCCTCCCTCGAATCCATCACCATACTTTTCTTGATCTTCTCTAGTTCGCCTACAATCTGGTGTAGACATACGCCCTCTACTGCACTCATTGTCTCATGCTCCTATGATTAGTCCTATTGTGAATCCCCATATCCACCACAAGCATCCTTTCCAGAATGGTAGATCCTGCGCTGTCTCTAGTTCGTCGCTAGTATGCTCACAGACAGGCTCTCGCCTGTTTAGTTCGTCTGCCATTATGTCACAACCTCCAGTTGATGCTGTACTTTGTGTTCCTCATACGCTCGCACTAGTGAGTTGATGCCTCTGCAAATCTCATTGTAGCTTTCGTGTGTGAGTTTGATCCGTCCGTTTTCCTTTAGCGTCCAGATACCATCGACTCGTGTTAGCTGTAGTTTTCGCATGTCTACACGTCCCCCACTAGTCTGTGCAGTTCTTCCTGTGGCACTTGCTCCACTGGTGACGTAACACCAGTCAGCCATTTGTTGATGTGCTTGCTGGTAGTCACTGACCATTTCTTCTCTGTGCGTATGTATCGTCCAGATGGCAGCAGTGCAGCCACTGGTGTCTCATAGCTGAAGAATACCACAGCGCCACATGTCAGGCTGAGTTCAGTTTGGTTTGATCCGTATTGTCGTAATTTCATTGTCGTTTTCCTTCTCTGTTGTTGTTTTACTGAGTGTAATCACTGGAGCCTGCTGCTGTCGACAACAGACTCACAGGCATAGGGCCATAAATTCCTCGTTTCTTTAGTTCCTGTTCGATCTCGTTTGCCAATATAGCCAGAGATGAGTTGCTCACTTCATCCAGAGCATTTAACGTGTCCATCGTTACCTGTCCCTGATTGATAGCCCAAAGACTAACAGCGCGCTTGGCTTTTTTGGTTGTCATTTCGTCCAGCAGCGTGTCTAGTTTAATTTTAGTGATTAGCATTGTCTTTCGTTCTCCGTTGTTGTTGGCGTTTATTTTATAGAGGTTTTACAAAAGCTGTCTAATATCGATTTAGCATAAGCAATCCCAGGTTATGCAATAATAGTCTTTGACTCGTGGTTTTGTTGTGTGCTAGAGGCTACCACAACGGCTCACACTCTTGCACTTTTGTCAACTCTTTTTTTCTCTTGACATCTCGTGTCATCTATGGTTGCGCCGAAGGCAACACCTCATGCAATAATCGTGCCAACTCTTGTGCCTCATGCAAAACTCATGCCAACTCTTGTATGCAATAACCATGCCAAGTTAATCTCTTGTTAACATGAGGGCTGGGGTATGCTAGAGGGGACGGGGGAGGGGCTAGCGTCTGTTGTAAATCTATAGTAGGCACTCCTGTACATCAAAAGTAAAACTAGAAAAAACTAGAAAAAGCAAGTGTTTACTAACATACCTAACCTCTTGAATACTAAAGAAAACTTCCGCACTATAAATTAACACATAAAAGGACTTGACAAACACAGAAAAATATGCTATAATGTTACTGTATTCTTTAGAGAAGCTAGAAGGTAAAATACACATATGGATATTGATAATGAGCCACCTAAGCGTAAACGAGGGAGACCTAGGAAAACAGATGTAGTCTCTAAATCTAAAGGATCTAGAGGTGTCAGGGGTAGACCTAAAGGTGACGCAAGTATTATCAATGAGTACAAAGCACGTATGTTGGCTTCACCTAAGTCACGTAAGGTGTTGGATGCTATCTTCGATGCTGCTCTAGACGATGAACATAAGAACCAAGCGGCTGCATGGAAACTAGTGATGGATCGCATGTTACCTCTTAGTTACTTTGAGAAGGATAGTGCCGGTGGTAGACAGTCTGTACAAATTACTATCTCAGGTGTCCCTACTACCGTCTCATCACAGAATAATGACAACTCCAATGACCCTATTGAAGGAGAATACATCAACAATGACGTTTAAGTATTTCAGTAGGGATGAGTTTGTGTGTCAAGCCACAGGCGAGAATGAGATTGAAGATGAACTGATCCATGCCCTAGATGAACTTAGAGAGCACTGTGGTTTTCCTTTTGTTATCACAAGTGGCTATAGATCACCTGACCATCCTATTGAGCTAGGTAAGAAAAAACCGGGTACACATGCACAAGGCATAGCAGCGGACATAGCTGTGTCCTCTGGTCTACAAAGGTACACTGTAGTAAAGAATGCTGTTAAGTTAGGCTTTACTGGGATTGGTGTTGCCGGAGGCTTTGTTCATGTGGACATTAGAGTTACTGATACACCTGTAATGTGGACGTATAGTTAGTGCTTACTAACAGAGAATACAAGAAGACCTTAGCACAACAAGAAGATCTAAACTGGGACGGAGATCCTGAGTTAGATGTTGAGTATGAGTGTGAGGAAGAGAAAGACCTTGATGAGTTAGTGGTCAAGTACTTCTATGACTGATCTTAACATACAACTACTGGATTGGCAGCAACAAGTATGGGAAGACCCTACTAGATTTAAGATTGTAGCTGCTGGTAGACGTACAGGTAAGTCAAGACTAGCTGCTTGGATGTTGATTGTTAATGCTCTACAGGCAGACAGAGGCCATGTGTTCTATGTAGCTCCAACACAGGGACAGGCCAGAGACATCATGTGGCAAACACTATTGGAGCTGGCGCACCCTGTTGTAACCTCTAGTCACATTAACAATCTACAGATTAAGTTAGTCAACGGTGCAACCATCAGTCTCAAAGGTGCTGATAGACCTGAGACTATGCGTGGTGTGTCACTAAAGTTCCTAGTGATGGACGAGTACGCTGACATGAAGCCAGAGGTCTTTGAGCAGATCCTTAGACCTGCTTTGGCTGACCAGAAGGGTGCTGCCTTGTTCATTGGTACACCTATGGGTCGTAATCACTTCTATGACCTGTACAAGTACGCAGAGCTAGAGGAAGATGAGTCATACTCTGCATGGCACTTTACAAGTTATGACAATGAGTTGTTAGATCCAGAGGAGATTGACCTAGCTAAAAAGTCTATGTCATCCTACGCATTTCGTCAAGAGTTCATGGCATCTTTTGAAGCTAGAGGCTCAGAGATGTTTAAGGAGGAGTGGGTTAAGTTTGGTGAATCACCTGACATAGGTGACTACTACATAAGCATTGACTTAGCTGGCTTTGAGGACGTAAGTAAGAAAAGAACTAAAAACTCTAAGCTGGATGAATCAGCTATTGCCGTTGTAAAAGTAAATGAGAATGGCTGGCACCTAGAAAACATTATATACGGTAGGTGGGACTTAGCGGAGACAGCCAGAAAGATATTTGAGGCTGTTAGGGACTACAGGCCCATTAGTGTAGGTATTGAGCGTGGTATCTCCAAACAGGCTGTCATGTCACCTTTGACGGACATGATGAAGCAGTACGGTAGGTTTTTTGTTGTCGAGGAGTTAACCCACGGCAACAGAAAGAAAACAGACAGAATTATGTGGGCCTTACAGGGTAGGTTTGAGAATGGTCAAATTACTCTAGGCAAAGGTGAGTGGAACAGTAGATTTTTAGATCAATTGTTTCAGTTTCCTGACCCACTAACACATGATGACCTTGTGGATGCTTTTGCGTACACAGACCAACTGGCTAAAGTAGCCTACAGTTACGACTTTGAGATTGATGATCTTGAGGTCTTAGATGCAGTAACAGGATATTAATATGCCCACCAAACGTAAACCTAAGTCAAGAGTCAATGAAGCCGGTAACTACACCAAACCCACTATGCGTAAGAACCTATTTAATAAAATCAAAGCAGGTTCAAAGGGTGGCAAGGCTGGACAATGGAGTGCGCGAAAGGCCCAGATGTTGGCAAAACAGTACAAAGCTAAAGGAGGAGGCTACCGATGAAAGGTGTACCCCACTATACCAAAGAAGGCAAAGAGTGGAAAGGCAACACTCACAAAATGCCAAACGGACACTTGCATACGCATAAGTCGCATGGCAAGACTAGCCAGCGTTTGTTTCACTTCAAAGAGCTAAGTAAGAAAGCTCAAAAGAGAGCTAAGTAATGGCTTTAGCTAAATCACAGAAGTCCTTAAAGAAGTGGACTAAGCAAAAGTGGCGTACAAAGTCAGGTAAACCTAGCACT